ATGGTTGTTGGTGATGATTTCATGCTAGCCACTGCTGCTGATATTGTTGCTGATCCTTCAGCCCATATTGCTTTCGTAGAAGCAGTTATGGAAAATACAGAATGGCTCTATGATGCCGCATCAGGTAGCTGGTTAGCTCTAGAACAACTTGACAAAACAAAGAATTTCGTGCAAAAGTCTACTATAGCACAAATCAACGAGAATAGCGTTAATATGTTTGAACGATTTCTCAATAAATTAGTTACAAAATAGAATTTATATAAATACAATATAATCATTCCTAAAGGAGTTATAACTATGGCAGGTAAGAAAAATACTGAGGAACTATTGGAGTTTGATTCTTCAAGTGGCGTTTCTAGCACAGCAGATCCTTATGCAAGCGGAGACTCTTCACGTTCTGCAGATAAGTCTGCTGGTGAAATGAACTATTCAGATTCAACTAAGGCTGAAGTTCTAAGTGCCATTATGAATCAGATTGGTGGCATGAACAAGAATGCTCTTATAGACATCTATAAGGCATACGGTCCTACTGGCGATGCTTCACGTGCAGCTGATAGTAAGGGTGGCGAACAAGGCTTTACTGGTACTGCTCCAACTACAGTTAAGCCTGTTACAGGCGGCCCTTCAGTAAATGCTGGTGGTTCTGCTCCTACTAATAAGGCTTCTTATAAGGAAGACGTTGAAGAAATCTTTGGTGGTGATGAACTATCAGAAGAAATCCGCAACAAGGCTTCTATCGTATTTGAAGCTGCTATTAATGCTCGTCTAGTTGTAGAGACCGTTCGTCTTGAAGAAGAGTTTGAAGCACGTCTTGAAGAATCCATTGAAGAAATTCGTGCAGAAGTTGTAGAAAATGTTGACAAGTATCTCTCTTATGCCGTTGAAGAATGGATTGAAGAGAATAGAGTAGCCCTTGATGCCGGTCTAAAGGTTGAAATGGCAGAGGATCTAATTTCTGGTCTAAAGGGACTATTCGAAGCCAATTATATCGATATTCCTGAAGCCAAACTAGACGTAGTAGCTGAGATGACCGAAAAGGTTGAAGAGTTAGAAAAGCAACTTAACGAACAAATCGAAAAGAACCACAGCCTAAGAGATAGCAATAGCGCTCTTAAGGTTGAACAGGCTTTTGCAGAAATGTCAGAGGGTCTAGTCGAGACTCAAGTTGAAAAACTTCGTGCTCTCTCAGAAGGTGTTTCTTATGATTCAGATGTGGATTATAAGAACAAGCTTACCGTGATTAAGGAAACATATTTCCCAACATCACCTAAGCCCGTCGCCGAGTCAACTATCCTAACTGAAGAATTCTCTTCAGAACCAGATGACGGATATGTTGCACCAACTTCAGGTCCGATGGCTGCATATGTTAAGGCTGCAACCAAATTGTCAAAGAACTCAAACTAATAAATAATATTACCCACTAAGGAAAAGGGAGATACATATGCAACTCAACGAGGAAATTCAAGCAAAGTGGAAGCCACTATTAGAGCATCCTGATCTACCTAAGATCGGCGATTCTCACAAGCGCGCTGTACTTGCTCAAGTTCTAGAAAATACTGAACAAGCTATGATGCAGGAATCAGGCTCTGGTGGGGCTCAAAACCTACTTGAAACTTCAGGCGCTATTCCATCTTCAATCACTGGTGGTTCTGCTAACTACGATCCAGTATTGATCTCACTAGTTCGTCGTGCAATGCCTAACCTTATTGCTTATGACATCTGCGGCGTTCAGCCAATGACAGGTCCTACTGGCCTAATCTTTGCTCTACGTCCTCAGTATACCAGCCAATCAGGTGCCAATGCATTCTACTACGAAGCTAATACCGGACATTCTGGCCCATACACTGCAGGCGTTGGTGGTAATACTACTATCGGTAATGCTGGTGGTAACTGGGGTGGCATCTACGGCGTTAACACTGACGTAACTGTTTCTGGTAACTCTGCTACCTACAACTTTGGTGGTGGTGCTCTTACAGCTCAAGCTGAAGCTCTTGGCGCTACTTCAAACGCTGACTTCAACCAAATGGCCTTCTCAATCGATAAGGTCACTGTTACTGCCAGATCACGTGCTCTAAAGGCTGAATATTCAATCGAACTAGCCCAAGACCTAAAGGCCATTCACGGCCTTGACGCTGAGACTGAACTTTCAACTATTCTTTCAGCTGAAATTCTTTCTGAAATCAACCGTGAAATCGTCCGTACAATCAACCTAACAGCTACTGCTGGTGCTGCTGATACTACTACAGCCGGTACCTTCGATCTTGACGTTGATTCTAACGGCCGTTGGTCAGTTGAGAAGTTCAAGGGCCTTATGTTCCAAGTTGAACGTGAAGCTAACCTAATCGCCAAGAATACCCGCCGCGGTAAGGGCAACATCCTCATCTGCTCTTCAGATGTTGCTTCTGCTCTTCAAATGGCTGGCGTTCTAGATTACGCTCCTGCTCTAAACAGCAACAACCTACAAGTTGATGACACTGGCAATACTTTTGCTGGTATTCTTAACGGTCGCATCCGCGTCTACATCGACCCATATGCAGGTGGTCAGTATATGACTGTTGGTTATAAGGGCGCTTCTGCCTTTGATGCTGGTCTATTCTATTGCCCCTACGTTCCTCTACAAATGGTTCGTGCAGTTGGTCCTGATAGCTTCCAACCCAAGATCGGATTCAAGACACGTTACGGCGTTGTTGCCAATCCATTCTCACGTGGTGCTAACGGTTCAGACGGTTCACTAGTACAGAACGTCAACGTCTACTATCGTAGAGTTCTAGTTTCTAACATTCTCTAATTTGAACTATTTTATATAGTTTTTATATAAAAAATCTGCGGAATAGCGGAATAACTAAAGGGGGAAAGCTTAACGGCTTTCCCCCTCTTTTTTTTATTCTTGAATCAACGCAATGATTTTTGATGTACTTTCTTCTACTGACCATATAGTACTACCTGGTCCGCCAAAGATATGAGTAGAGATACTTCCACCTACTTCTGCTGCCTTTTCATAGACAGAAACAATCCAATCAGAATTTAGATATAAGATCCTACCTTCAAATCCTGAAGAAGCATTAGTTAACTTAATCATTTTCATTATACAATATCCTTATATGCATTATACTTAGCTTCGTCTTCAACTTTCCACAAGCAAGCTTCTAGATGATCACACAGTTCAATTAATTGATCATCACCAATTTCAGCATAGTGATTAAACACTCCAGAATATTTTTGAACAATTAGCGCTTGTATACTAGGAGCAAACCGCTGAAATATAGCATGGAATCGTTGTTTTACTGGAGAGGTTTCTAAAAGTTGATTGTAGCCATCTTCATCAATCATCGGCTACTTGCCGTCATGATTACAGAATTAGCCCAATCCATATAGTCTACTTCAATAGGATCAAGAGAATCTCTATTATTCCGGTACTTCCCAATTAGTTCGCACAGCTTTTGTTCAACAAGTTGCACGCCATCTTCTTCGGTAGGAAAATTGTAAATCTTGTAATCCATATTCATCTCTCCATTAGACTATAATATCTAATATACTATATATCGGATTAATGTACATAGTAAAATTATTTTTTTATTGATTTTATATGCATCTCTGTTATCTTACAAGATACCCAATGATTATAAAAATCATCATTTAAAAGGGCATCTTCTTCAAAGATGGCTTTAGTTTCGTAATATGAACATTCAGTTCTATTCTTACAGAGACGTATAATCTCACGTTTAAATTGATCTTTGCCGTATTTTTCTATGTCAGACTGAAGATGTTTAGAGGAACCATAATAAGTACGCCAATCAGATTCTTTTCTGATCTTCTTTCGTTTACCTTTAACTTGTTTATATCCAGCTAGTGTAAAGTATTTTCTTCCAAGATACTTTTTACCTGTAGGTATATGGGTTATTCGGTATACAAACCCATACCATGATTCCCAATCTTCAAATGGCTGACCTTCATACAGCCATTCCATTATGTATCTTCAAAAAACTCGTCATAGTCTTCTTCTACTAATTGATCTTCCAAATCACTGCCACAGAATGGGCAATATGACTGAGTAAGATCATTTGATATAGAACTTACTACCTTATACTCGGATTCACATGAGTTACATATAGTCCAATTATCATCTTTCAATTTGTTATCCTTTATAATGTAAAGCCCGCAAATGTATTCTCATTAACGTCTTTATTTATGCCACCAGTAATATAGCTAGTAATTTCAGTTTCCTGTGGTGCAACCTGTAGTTCTGAACCAGAGATCCACTTTTGTGTCCAAGGTAGAGGATTAGATCCCATAGACTTACCATTTAAACCGATAGCTGCCATACGCTTATGACCAATCCAGTCTACATAGTCACAAAGAAGCTTTTCATTTAGACCAATCATAGAACCATCTTTAAAGAGATACTTGGCCCAAGCCTTTTCTTGTTCAAGCACCGATTCAAAGATATCAATTGCTTCATCATGAGTTTCTTCCTTAATCTTAGCAAAATCAGGATCTTCCTTTGGTAGAATCTTTAGAAGTTGTTGAGTAGCTGCAAGATGAACATTTTCATCACGAGCAATAAGCTTAATGATCTTAGCATTACCTTCCATCTTCTTGACTTCAGCAAATGCCCAAGAACAAGCAAATGAAACATAGAAACGAATGCCTTCAAGAGCATTTACAGCATTAAGGCATAACCATAAAGCCTTCTTGTGTGCATATCTAGTTTTTGGTGTATCCCATGCATCTCCTGCAGCCATATCAGCATTATATGAAATTAAATCATCATAATACTTACTGATAGAATCGGCGCAGTCTACAATCTCTGGAATATCCAACATCTCATCAAAAACCTTAGATGGATCAGAATAAACATTTCTAATGATATGAGTATAAGAACGTGAATGGATAGTTTCAGAGAATGCCCATGTCTGAATCCAAGTTTCTAATTCAGGAATAGAACAGATAGGTAGAAATGCTAGAGATGGTGCTCGACCTTGAACAGAATCTAAAAGGATTTGTCTCTTAAGATTAGACGTAAAGATGTGCTTTTCATGATCAGTAAGGTTCTTAAAGTCCTTACCATCACGTGATAGTTCAATCTCTTCTGGCCGCCAAAAGAATGATAGTTGCTTTTCAGTCAGCTTTTCAAAAGCTGAATACTTTACATTTTCATACCGAGCAATATTAACTGGCTCTCCAAAGAAAGCCAGCTGATCAATATGATCAATTTTATTAGTTTTAAATACTGTCATTCAATTTTCCAAATATTAGAATTTAATTTAATGTTTTTAGGCCAATCACCTTCTGTCCATGAATTATCAAAAAACCGAAGTTCATTTGTTGGCATGATTGTCAATCTTCCATTATCAAGTTGAATGAACATAAATTCTTTTGAC